ATACTTTTCAGTCATATCGCCAAGCTGCGTGCGTAGTAGGCGCATATTTTTAAAGTTTTTAGTAATATTTGGGTCGCCCAAGCGCTCACTAATTGCATCCAAATCTCTAACCAATTTTTCATCCGGTGCAAGCGATGCCGCTTCATCTGCTATCTTTGCATCAAGTAGGCTTGTTGTGTTGGTTGGTGTTACCGTATCATCGGCTTGACGCGCTACCGCTTCACCTACTTTGTCATACATTTTGTTAGCGATTTGACCCTCACGCCATGCGCGCATCTCAGCACTGGCTTGCAGCACCTTGCCTGAGTCATCGCCTGCGGTTTCGACGACATTTAGCACGCGAGCTGCATTCCTATCGCCGCTATCAGCCGCCGCTTTGAGCTTAGGCAGCTGTTTGTATTCAATATCAGACATAGCCTTTTGCAGCTTATCCGATATATCAGCCACCGCCGCTTTAGCTTCGCTGTGCTGTGCTTCACGATACCCTGCCATGCCGATAACGGGCACTTGCTCCATACCTGTTTCAGCTTTGCGAGCAAACACGCCTTGACCGGCATCACCGACTGAGGTTCTAACGCCAAACCTTTCACCCGCGTCTAGCACTTCACGCGCTTTAGGTGCGATGTTACCGCGCTTAGCGTTGATAGCCTTTGTTGCTACCTTGCCAAGCCCTGACGCTACAAGCTCGCCGCCTACTTGACCGGCTGCACCACCAATAGCGCCGCCTGCCATGTTGTAAGCACGAGCGTCCTCATTATCAGCATAACGTGCTGCGCCAACTGCCGCGCCGCGCACACCCTGATCTAACGCTCTCGCGCCTAATGTTGGGCCGCCACCGCCAAAGAAAAAAGGCGTAGTCGCTGCAATCTCAGTACCGCCACGATACCAGTCACCGCCACTGCGGCCGCCTTGCGTTCTCATGCCGTCAAGCGCGTCATTAGCTTGTTTATACTCTTGGTTGTAGCGCTCAAGTGCGTTTGTGTCTAAGTCAGTACCTAATACGCTGTTAACGCCTTGATTGATTTTATCGGCCGCGTATTTATTGCCCTGTATAATACCTGCGCCAACATCAGCAAGCCCCATGCCGACACTTGCGAGCTGTGATTTTACCGTGTCGCTAATCGATGGGTTTTTATTGGCTTCACCTGCAATACGACTACCTTTAGCGCGTTTTGGATTAACTCCGAATATAGCCATAACCGACTCTTGCGGATTTTCTACCCCAGCCGCCTGCGCTCTATCCATTGCCGTCTGTAGGTTTTTGCCTACCGCGTCTTTCCGGCGCAATAGTTTGATAGTGATTTCTTGGTCACTTAATCCCTGCTCACGGTATTTATCAGCAATACGCTTGATTGACTGTTTTGATACTTTAGCCATAATATTATCCGTTTATTGTGCGCTGCTCATCTATCGTTAAGGTTGGCAGCGTAGGCAGGGTATTTAGCTGCATAGGCGCTGCTTGCGCTTGTGGCTCACTATTCGTTAGCGATAGTTTGAAATTATCCCAGTTGTCACTCAAGGGCTGCATACCTTGCGGCTCAGGTTGAGCGCTTTCAAACTGACTACTAAAACTATCCCAGTCATCACTTAACGGCTCCGGCTGCTGCGGCTCGAATTGCGCCTTGAAGTTAGCCCAGTTATCGCTTAATGGTTCGGGCTGCTGTGGTTCAAACTGCGCTTTAAAATCATCCCAGTTGTCGCTAAGCGGTTGCGGCTCAAAATCATCTTGCGCCTTGCTATTCTTAGCAATGCCACCAAGTTTAGCGTAATATTTATCGCGCTTAGCATGGTGCTTTCTTACATTCGCGCCCAGTGAGTTACCGGCATAATCCCAACGTATAAAGTTTTTGCCTAACACCTTTTCAGCGGTTCGATAACTCACATCAGGGTTGTCTAAGAACAACTTTTTAGTCATCTTGTAAGATGGATTGGTTTTCATTTCCTGAATGGCAAATTGCATCTGAGCATCAAGCGCTCTTTGTGATCGTTCAATCTGACGACCGTTAACCTTTACGCCTTTTTTCTTTAGGAAGTCGTAGAGGTTGTTACGCCTACCCTGATTCCAACTGATAATCCCTACGTTGTCGCGCTGTGAGTCGCGGTGTTCACCAAAGATATAATCAGGGTTGTAATCATTCTCACGACCTACCTCAGCCGTAAATGCTCGCGCTTGGTTGGCTGACAAGCCGTTATTCAATCCAGCTTGGTAGACCATTTGCATAATAGACATAACTACCTCTAATCACCGAATAAGTCGCTTAAATCAAGACTACCTGAGCCGCTAGATTTGCCACCTTGATAGCCTGGCACATTAGATAACAGCTCTTTTGCTACGTTCTCACGCGCGGTACGTTTTTGCTTGATAACCGCTTGAGAGTCACCAACAACAGGGAAATATTGTTTTTTCGCGTTTTCAAACTCACTCTCGGAAATAACCGCACCTGACTCACGGCGTAGCACTGCATTAATAAAGTCACGCTGCGCTTGAATGTATTGTTGTTGCTCAGGCGAGTTACCACCCACCGCCGAAGGGAGTTTGTTGGCTATATTCTCGCCCCAATCGCCCGTTCTTGAGAGTAGTGAGCCGCGATACACACCGCCTTTTTCAAGCTTGTTGAGTATGTCGTTCGCCTTCTCCATACGAGTGCCAAACCATTTATCTTTAGTTTGTGACTCATTAAGCGGCTTAGTCGCATTGGTTGCTATAAGCTGTTGCCCGTTCTGATCTAAAGCGGGGAACACCTGCCCCGACTTGTTGACAAAATAATACTTGCCACCCGCCTCTTTTAACTCGCCTTGCTTGTTTTTAATAGCTGCTTGCTGACGTTCGTGCTGTAGTTTTTGCTGTGCGTTTTCTGCATTAACATCAATACCGTAGCGCTTCATCTCAGCCGCTAATTGAGCGTTGAGCTGACTGGTTTGGTTGCTGCGAATATTATTGTTTTCCGATGTTGTGGTTGTTCTGATGTTATTGTTCTCAGACGCGGTAACAGTGCGAATGTTATTATCAACAGACGTTTGATTGTCAAGCACATTATCTGGCGTGGCTTCTTTATCTACAATCCAGTCCGTGCTGACAACCTCACCAGTAACAGGGTCGATTTGATACGAATGGATAGCATCCCCTGCATCCACCTCTTTACGCTGTGGGTTCAATGCCTCGCCATAGGATTTTAAGTTAGCGCCTGACTTCTCAGGACTCAATACCGCATATTGCATCATCAATGCTTTACGTGCTGACTGCGGGTCACGCGCCATCCACTCCGCCATCTGCGAGTATTCTTCCGCCTTCTCAGGCATACCAGCATCATTGTAGGCTGCTGCCTTATCGCGCATATTCTGCACGGCAATATCAGGTCTCTCGCTACCCAAAGCGGATATGCTTGTGCTCATATCAAAGAGCATAGCCTGCTGCTCTTTAGCTTCCATATTGCTGTAGTAGTCTTGAGCGCCTTTGGTGTATTCGGGGAACTGAGCTACAACTTGAGCCACCGCCTGTTGGTCATTCCAATCAATCGTTTCGAGTGCTTGCTGTGCTGCAATCTTACGTGCTTGCTCGGCTTGTTGTGCTTGCAGCGTGTCTTTGTTTTGACGTAATACTTGACCCTGACCGTATGCCTCAAGCACACCGTCAAATGGACTTGACTGTCCTGCTAAGTAACTTTGTGCGAGTTGCATTTAAAATCCTCCAAAACCTAGTGCGCTTGCTCCTGCTTTGAGTCCAAAACCTAGCAAGCCCTGATTGATTTGACCTTTTGCCAATTGATAGCCGCCTTGCGCCTGACCGATGTTTTGGAATTGCTGACCGATATTTTGACCAGTTTGTATTCCAGCGCCGCCCACACCTGTTGCAGCGTTTTGACCATTACTAGCCACACCTGACAAGTTTTGTAGCTGTTGCTGCACGTTGCCAAACAACATATTAGATCGGTTGTCTGCAAGCGCTTCTTGAAAGTTGCCACCGCGAAGGCCACCAGTTGCAGCCGCATTTTGTAGCAGCGCATTTTCGGCCTGCTGGTATTGCGACTTAAAAAACGGGCTATTTTCAATATTGCTAATTGCCGATTGCTGACTATCAAAGCCGTTAAGCCCTAGTAAGTCGTTTTGACCTTCGAGCGCACCAACACCTGAGTCAACGTAAGGCTTTAGCAGCTCTTGGAATTTATCAAACTGGCGGCGCTGTTCTGCAATACTTGCATTGCTAGCATCGGTTTGCGCTCGCGCTGCTTTTTTAGCAGACGACTTGCCTGTTACGCTATCAAACGCATCTTTAACAAATCCCATCTTACACCTCGCAATAGTAGAGCTTTTCTAGCGGCTCAAATTTATTCTTATTTAAAAATTTATCGATAGGCGCAGTATCACGGCTCGATATGTACCAGTAGTCAACGCCCATAGCTTTTAGCTGCGACTTGATGCCGTCCACAAACTCGCTACTATTACCGCGATACTCAGGCTTAACCCAGATCACATCAGTGGACGCATCGACAATCGACTGATTGCGTAGCGATGGACTGACAAACAATAGCGCCACGCCTTTAACCGTATCGCCATCAAGCCACAGAAAAGGCTTTAACACACCCATGTCATCAAGCTCAATGTACCGCCGCACTGGAATGTCAACCGTCTGCGGCTCAAGGTGCAGCATATCCATCATCATTGCTGTTATTTCGGACTGATAGTCTGCGAACTTAACCTGCTTGACTGACATAATTACCCCGTGATTTCAACAACCGTTAGCATGATGTTTAGACCTTCGCCTGTCATCGTTAGTGGTTCGTCTGCCTGTAACTGCTGATTAAATAGTGTTGATACGACCTCAGTTGCACCTGCTGCGATAGAGCGTGACACCATCGCTAAAGCATTAACCTCAACCGTGTAATTGATAGCTGCGTCTGTCGGATTGTGAACCGTAAAGGCACGTATCTGCGCGTCAGTTGGTGGCGTATAAACTAAATTACTGCCAGTAGTCAGCGCGAGTTCAGCCGCTTGTTTGTTAGTAAAGCTCATAATGTACCCTTATACGGTATCTAGTGTTTGTATGCAGTCGCATTGACCGCTGACGGCTTGTAATTGGTCTTGATTTGTCATTGATAGTGATACTGGTTGCAGCGCGGTATCAGGCGATATAGGCACACCTACAGCACTAAGATAAGGCGCAACCTCTTGTCGTAACTGGTTCGCTATCGTAGCGGCTTGCTGTGCATCTGCTGCTGCTGTCTCGATAATCGCTTTAATATCTTTTGGCAATAGGTCAAATGCGGATAGCTGCAAATTTTCCATTGCCTTGACCGCTTGCATATCGCCGTTGAATACGACCATCAGCACTTGACGCGGTATTTTAAAGGTTCTATTGACCGCCATTACCGAATGCCTCCACGTCTGCCTCAATCGCTGTAAATGATGCTAGTGAGTCGTCACAGCCTCTGAATTTAAGCCCAACCATTTGTCTGAACATGCCGATAGCTCTTAGCCAAATAATGCGCTGACTGTACTGTCCTCGCATACCTTGTCTGTGCAATCGCTCATTGCTCCACGTCATGCCGTCTTTTGTCCAAGATAAAAACACCTGTGGATCAGCAATCGTATTCGTGCGACCAGTTAAGCCGACAAGCTCAATCGATTTGATTTGCCCTGCTTGGCCACCGTTATATAGGAATGTTGTGTTGATTTGCCAAGCGACCGGCTCACCGTAATGGCTTGATAATTTGTTGCTAAGTACGCCTACGTTACTATTGAATCTATCGCCTACAATCCACTTGTTGTAGCACCACACATGATTGATAGCTCGATATGCACCTTTGCCGTCGCTAGATGATGACAGCTCAAACCAAACGGACTGCTGCATAACCTGACTGGCTGCAAAGTCATACACCATCGTTTTATCTGGCAGATGCAGATATAAATGTTGGTGCATATCTTGCTCTTTAGACTCAAGCACAATCTTAGATAACTCAGCGTCGCTATAGCTTGAGATAATGCGTTCAATTTCACGAGTGGCAATCTTAGACAAGCCACCATTAGCGCCTAAGTACACACTACATGGCTCATTTTTACCACTGCCAACAAACGCGAATGACTGAGCAAACAAGCACTTGCCGTGCGTACCAACAAGCCCTTTTGTCATCATTGCGCCATCAACACGGGCAAACGCAAAACCTGCATTACCCGCGTTATCAAAGACCTCAATCGTGTAGCGGTTAAAAGCGACTAGCTCATTGCGTACTTTAAGTATTCCAATGACAGGATCGGGATCAGCTTCACTACTACCATACTTAGTAGGGTTAACTTTGGTAGGGTCGTTCAGTTCTGTTTGAATTAAAAACTCACCATCTGTGGTGACAAAATAACCATCAACCCACTCAACATCAACGACGGTACCAAGATTGGCATTGACTACCTGTGTCAGCTCACCATCTTGCAGATAGTAAAGATTGCCACCTGACGCAATGCCTAAGCGGTCAAACGAGTAAGCAAAGCTACACTGCTCACCACTGGCAATCTCGCCTATTGATGTGCAATCGCCCTGTTCACTGACTTGCCACAGCATATTGCCAATGACGCGGTAGCAAACACCATTCCAGTTGATGCCGCCTCTATCGATACCATCTTTGTCCTTGCCACAAAACAACTCAATGCCGTCAGCCTTTTTTAGATAGCCGTTAGCAATGCCGTTTTGCTTTGGTACTGGTACAAGGTTAAGCGGGTAAGAGGTGCGATAATCAGCCGTATTATCTGTGTAGATACCGTTAATGATCGGGATTTGCATATCACCACCACCTTACTTTATTGCCTGTACCTAGCACGATATTGTCAGTCGAGTGTTCAACCGATGGTATCTTTTGATAGCGCGTGAGCAAGGCGTTATAGGCGTCGTCAGCTTGATTGAGTAGCAACACTGGCGGCGTCTTACCAAACAAGCTACAAATGCGTAATGCTAGCTTATGGGCAATACCACTAATAGCATCACGCTTAATGCCTGCCAAGTCGCCAAGATAGCTTTCGGTTACGTCCTCGGCAAACAGATAACCAAAGTCGTAGTTATCCGTTTGCAGCTCTGCCATCATGTCATCGAGCGTTTGCAGAATGTCTTGCTCGTCCTCGGGTGAGTCGTCAAGTTCCATCCCGCTCATAGACAGCAACTTAAAAGCGCGGTCTACAATATCTCGTTTCGTGATGTTCATAATTTACTCGCTGTCTTTGGCCTTTTGGATTAGCGCGTCTTTGCTGTCACGTTCGACAAACTCAACGTCACGCTGCTCAAGCAATACTTTCAATTCGTCTTTGGTCATTTCATCGTATGACACGACACCATCACCGTTGGCATCTTTGCTTTCTTCGTAGATGGCAAGTTTGGCTTCGAGCTGTGCAACTTCGGTCAATGCTTCGGCTAGCTGACCTTCAAGCTCGTCAATGCGTTTATTCATTGCACCGCCAAGACTACCATCCAACTTGCCTTTCATAACCTTATTTTCATCTTCGAGCTTTTCGGCTTCTGCCTGCTCGATAATATCTTGTGCTTTGTTTGACCAACCATCTGCTGTGGCCTGCTCAACGGCGTCTTTGTCGCTTGAATCAATCGACTTGACGCGCATTTTTTTGCCCCATACATTTTCAATCGTACCGCCGATGGCTGATAGCGGCGCGTAAATCATCATTTTTGGCATTTTATTCTCCTTTACTGCGATATAAATCATTAGCTAATAGATAACCTTCAAGCTCCCACAGTTTTTCGACTGCTTTTTCAAGGGCGTACTTCTCACCTAATGCTTTGTCAAAATTATTAACATCAACGCACGACGCTTCACCAGTTACCTTGAAGTTACATGGTAATGTAATTACTGCCACGGTTAGCTTGTTGCCAAACACTGCATATTCAATATTGCTTTGCGCCACTAACTGGTCAAGCGCATCTTTAGTTACTGTGTTAGGTAGTTCGTTTGACATAGTTGTTCTCTCTTTGTGGGGTTAAATCTATCGCAATATGCACCGGCCGAAGCCAGTACATATAACCATAAATCTAATAATCAACTACTCAGTAGGGATATCAAGAAACGCAAGCGGATTAGCCTTGCGATAAGTCACCACGGCATGGCGCTTGGCTTGGTATTCTGTATCACCTACACCCTCAGCTTTAACGTCTGTACCTGATACCGTGTAGCTCACATGGTATAGACCTGTAACGCCGTCTTTAGTTACTTCAGGCGCGCTAAAAGTTGGAACTGCCATAATCTACCTCTCTATGCTTGATTAAATAACTGAATGCCTGCCATTTCTGGATTAAGCAGCGCAGTACCAAAGACAATATCCCAACGATATTTAGTCGATAGGTCGTTAATATCGCCTTGACGGGTATAGTAAACCGTCAAACCATTGTCCAGCGTGGCTTTAGTTGATGCCCAACCATCGGCGGTATCTAGCGCCAATGTTGACGGGATAAACTCAAGCGCACCTTTAACAAACGCGCTGTTTGCATAGCTTGCGTTTTTGTTCAGCATGGTAATAGCCGCACCTGCTGCCGGTGTTGCAGATACGTTTTTGTATGCTGACTCTGCGCTAGTTGGGTTATCACCATCATCGCAAACGATAGCAGGTACAATTTCGATCTGAGTTGCACTATCCACACCGATAACGCGGAAGGTTTTAAGCTCTTGCGTTTGTTGCTTATTCTTCATGTTGACCGAATAAACGCCTGCGATAGTAAACGCATCGCCGACTTCAAACGCGCCACCAGTTGCAGCCACGGTCAATTTCATTGAGCGGTTGTCAACGTTATGCTCGTCACCTGTGGCTGGGTTTTTCTTGGTCGCCATAGGTACGTGACGCTGATTACCACCTGTTACCGTAGCGCCTGTTGCGGTTGCGGCCGGCAGATAGATACCTGATGCATCTTTATGTACGTCAAAACCTGCAATCTCGTTGATATAGGCTTTTTCATAGGCCGTTTGTGTCTTGCCTGACAATGTTTGACGGCTTGCTAGGTCGCTTGCCATCTTGACCATATCGCGTGAGCTGTAAAACGCCATGCGATCTTGCTCAGGCACGCCTAAATCATCAAACTTAGCCATTAAACTAGCGACATCATCAAAACCTGTTGCTGCACCTGCTTGAGTGTCAACGATTGAGCCGTAGTAAGCGACTTGGCGGCGCAGCGCATCATTCACATCACTAGCGAGCTTTTGCTTAGCTGCATTACCCTTACGCATTAACACACTAGGGTCACGCAATTCGCGGCTATTGATAGTACCCGGCACTGAGCGCACACGGTCAACGGTTACTGGCACTGCCATTTCGGTATGGCCTAAGAAGTTACCGGTCTGATCTAAACCCTCTTGGCTATCGACTTGCGTTGGCATTGGACGCCACACAGTATCGTTAGCACGAGCCGATACAGCCGCGTCACCGATGTTAAAACGCTCAGCCGCTTGTGTATAAACTAACGTTTCTTCAAAATCAGCAATGACTTCATCAAACATTACTAATTCTTGCTTTAATAACTGGTTTTTAGTTGATCCAGCCATGTTCTACCCCTTTCTCATTTGTTTTTTGTATGCAGCCACTTTTGAGCGGTCGCCTGTTCTGTCTGCCTCTGCTTCAAGCTTGGCTAGTCGAGTGTCAGCCCCTCCTGCTGCACCTTCTAGCTCATGCGTTTTCGGCTTCGGCTTATTCTGATTACGTGATTTGGTCTTGGACGCCATTTGCTGCTCCATCAAGACGATTTGTTTAGCAAACTGAATGTCATCAAGTTTTGATAATCGTTCCAGTTGTGCCGGTGAGTTTTTACCAAGCGCGTAAACTACTTTGGCAGGGTTATCGACTAGCATTTGCAGTAAGCCTTGTTTTTGCTCAGACAGCACATCAACGACGGATAGCTCTACCTCGTCATAGTCGGGTGCTTTTGCCTTAATTGCGTCAACATCGGCTTTATAGCGCTCATGATACTGTTGGTACTTTTGCCGCTCGGCTTGTACCTGCGCATCAACCTGCTGCTTTTCTGTAAGCCACTGCGCGTAGTCTTGTTCAAACGCATCACTGTCATAGTCATGGTCATCAAGTGTCGGCTTCTCGCGTAACGCTTGTTGCTCATGCTGCTGTGATTCGCGCTGCTTTAGCTGACGTTTAAGCTCGCGATTCTCCTTTCTGACTTGCTTCACCCACTCGGGTGCTTCTTGTCCTTTGAATGGATCGCTTTCCTCACCGTCATCATCAAAGCTAAAATCAAGCGCGTCATCGTCTGCGCTATCATCTTGGCTTTCGGCTTCTTCACCGTCGGCATCTTGCTCATCGTCTTGACTATCTTCAATATCTTGCTCGTCATCGATAACCTCGTCATCTTCGACTTGCTCAACATCTTCTTGATAGTCTTGGTTGTCGTCGTCAAATTCACTCACGTTGGTATCTCCTCAGATTAGGCATCTGGTGGCCGTTGGTTAATTTTAGGCAATAAAAAAGCCACCTACTCAGGCGGCTCTTGTTCTTCGTGTTCTTTAAATTTCTTATCCATGTACCGTAAGAATTTATCAGCGAGTAGCAGTAGGATTAGTTTTATTTTGACAACCTAGACATCATTGCAGACTCTAAGTCTTGCGTTACCACCCGACCATTGGTCTTTACAATAATAGCAAGACACTCACCAAGAGCTGCCTTGCTATCAGCGGTGTCATACTTGCTCATCAAATCAGCTACTTGCTCAAGCAACTGATTGTTGTTGCATATAACTGCTTCGGTTGACTCGTTCATTGCACGTCCTCGTCATCAAGTAGTAGTAGGGTTAGTTTCATTGGTTAGCCTCTTACAAGTAGGCGATAGCTAAGTAGTTAATACTCAAATGCAGGGTGTTATCTGCAATAATCATCAACCATACTGTTAGCCATGCAGGTTTATCTTGATGATATCCAGTGCCTTTGCACTCACTCCACTTCAACGATCTATCGTGTAAGTAGTTGCGAGCGTAAATGATGTATTTAGCGACACGATACCTATCAATAAGCGCATGACTAATAAATATCATTAAAAAAGCAGCTATTGATATATCAAGCAAGAAAAATGGTACTGAGTAGACAAAGGCGTGCAGAAAAGCCATCTTAATATTACTAATCTTTTCGCTAGCCATTCGGTCGGTTTGAGTAACATAATCACCAACCAAATGAAGTATTAATTGTTCCACTACATACCCTCCATCGGCGGCATACCTTCTTGCATAGCTGCCATTTGCGCCATCTGTTGCATATCAGGCTGCTCAGGCGGCGTGACTTCCTGTTTAATTTGCTGCTCATTCGCTAACTGTGATTGCTGCATCGCTTGCAGTATGACCATCATTTCTTGCATGGTCTGTGCTGTCTGCTGCTGCTCTTTTTGCATTTCCCAAAGCGTTTTAGCTGTATCAGCGCGAGTCTCGTCAACCTCTGCAAGCGTTTTCTGTGTGTCAGCTTTCGCTTTCTCTGCGCCTGCAAGAGCTTTCGCTGCCTCTGCCTTGTAATACTCCTGCTCAACGCTAGGCGGCTGATTTGCGGCTGCTTGTTGCGCGGCTTCCATCTCTTTTTGCTCTTGCTCATCAGGTTCTACAATCCCCATGTTGATTAGGTTCTTGCGAGCGTAACGGCTCAAGTCGTGCATACCCTCGCCATCTTGATTTGACAAGATAGTATTGAGTAATGCTGCCTGTTGTTGTGGGTCTTGTATCATTGGTACTAGATTAAGCAGACGCTTGATTGTCTTATCGCGCTGTGTTGCAAACGCTTCACCAATATCAACGGTTACTTTGTACTTACCGCCTTGCATATCATTTTCATAAGCAAGTGCGCCATCTCTAATCGTTGGCTTATTGATAATAACTTTACTGTCGCTGTCATCATGCGTGACGCCTGACATTTCACGGCTTTCTTCATCGTAAACGTCCTGAGCCATTGATAGCCATATTCTGCCAACATGAGCGATAGTCTTAGCAAAGTTATCAAGATAGATATACGCCTGAGCATCGACCTTGTCTTGCACCATTTCCACAGCTTCGGTCGATACATTGCTGACTAACTGCTCACCGTTTGACTGGTTGCCTGTCAGCTCGCCGATAAGCGCACCGCTGGATTCAATCAATGCGCCCATTGCTTGTGGAATAACTGGCGCTTTAGTGTATGCCTGTGGACCAACTGCAACCATCTGACCGTTTGCATCTTTAGTGGGGTTAATAGTCAGATACGGTACTCGAGAAACCTCTTTATTAGCCCAGTAATTCTCATGACCTGCAATCTGCGCTGGCGTAAAGATTGGTAGCTCATCTTGTGGACGGCTTGCCAAGTCGATAAGACCTGACATCTTTAAGTTAAATGCTATCTGAGCATCACGAGATAAGCCCACATGACCTTGCGTGACCTCACGGCCACTGACATACATGCGCTTGCCGTAAAAAGGCGCTACTGGCAGATACTTACCCGCAATGACGCCTAGTTTTTCGACAATGCCGTCACCGTCTAATACATAACCCTCGACTTTCTTGCGCTTGACCTTTTTAACAAAATCAATCTCAAAGCCTTGTGCTAGGTAATCGCTTAGCTGTTGATCGTAATCTTCATCATCAGCATATAACTTGACCGGCTCGCCGCTTTCGGAGTGTGACAGCTTAGTAACCTCAACTTTCTTTTCGGTCAGCTCATAATGCTCAGCAACTCGTACATTGTCACCGTCACGCCAATCAAAACGATAGCCTTGCAAGTCATCAAAACTGGCAGGCTCTTTTTTGTACTTAGATTCAAACTGTGCCTTGCTCATTGATGTAACGATAGTCACATGCTTAGCATCTGCCTTGTCGTAGCGACGGGCATTAGCATCCCAATAAACCATCGTATCAGCTTCAAAAACTGGTTTGATGCGAATACGTTGATACTCGTCATCGTCACCGTCCTCGTCATCGTACTTAGCTTCAAGTAAGATTGCACCGATACCGCCTGAGATACCTTCCATAAAAGCCGTTGAGTATGCCTCATCAGCATTACTATCGCGCTCATCAGCTCTGAATAGCTCTTGCAAGTTGCCCGCTGTATCTGTATCGGCTGCATTGTTCTGCGGTCTAAATTCAACGGTAAAGCGGTTTTTAGCCCATTCATTGTAGATACGAATGACTGATAGCTGAATCTTGTTGAACTCAAACTTAGGACGGCCTTCGAACTGTCTGCCAATGTCACCATCCCACTGTGCGCCCTGTACAAAACAGAATCGGCGGTCATCATAAGATTGTCGCTGATTGTCGTGCGATTGCTCATAGTCTGCATCGATACGCTCAAGCAAGCGTTGATGCAATGCTTCGTTTTGCTTGCTCATAGTTTATTACCAATAGTTTTTTACTGTGGGGATTGGTGCTGGTTTGTCGTATTCTTCTTGGTCGCTGTTGGTTAGCTTGTCGGCCACAATACATAAATAGCGGAAACCGTCAGCACCATGACTATATTCATCATGCACTGGTCGGCTCGGCTCACCTGTTGCTTTACTTACGTGTCTGCGATAGCGTTTAAGGCACTCAACGAGGCGTAGAACACCTGCTGACTCTTTATTGAAGTACACACGAGGAAAAACCTCACGGCTCCGCCTAATACCTGCCTCGACTTCCATATTTGGTGTCTGCATAACCTTGCGGCCTAATGCGCGCATCACATCAGCATCAGACTTACCTGATTGGTGACGTTTAGCAAAACCATCGTGAGGCAACCAATCATCACCCCAATTAAGATTCATTGGCGCAACATCGTTAGTGACGTAATCAACCAGTGTACGCCTATTATCTTCAATAGCGTCAATGATGCGTATCTCAGATGCCAGTTTTTGCACGAAAATAATAAACATGCTGTCGTTAAAGCCTAAATCCCAAACCGTGTGAACTTTAAGCATTGGGTCATACGGCAGTAGCGTAATACGGCCTTTCGCCTCTGACTCTGCTATCTGGTCAAAATAGATAGCACCCTCAACGGCTGGCATACACTTACCTTCCCATGTGTGCTCATACTCAGCCACAGACATGACTTTTTGCGCTTCTAGTCGCTCATCGTTCAGCACCGCAGGAAACCACGGGTTATCATGCCAATTAACATCGATCGTTATTACATCATCACGCTCACTGCTCGCAAGCTCATGAATTGGGTCGGTATCAAGTTGTGGGTTATACGACACCCATATCTCTGAGTTTTCAGCTCGTATCGTTGGAATTAAGGTAGTAAGCGACTTCTTTGTGATTGCCTGACCTTCTTCTATCCAACATATATCGACGCCTTCAAATGATTTGATTGTGTCTGCTGTAATGTCACTCAAGCCACTAAAGTAAATGCGCGTGCCATTCTTGCCGCGTATCTCTGTGTCTAACACCTGATAGAAGTTATCAAGTCCCATTGCAATGATCTGGTCTTTGAGCAGCTGATGGACTGACTGCTTAATCGACTTCTGCACTTCACGAGTACATAGAATGCGTGTTGGCTTCTCACCGCCTTTGATTAGCAGCTTCTTAGCGATTGACCATGATTTACCACTACCTCGTCCACCTCTTGCAAACTTGTAGCGACATGGCTTGTCAAACGCTGCAAACTTAGCAGGAAAGTCAACGATAACGTCACTCATATCTCACCACGATAGTTGGAAACAACTCAGCACCCTCAGCACCAGTTAAAGCTGTTTCTTGTTTGTCGCTGTAACCATGCTTAGTCATCATCATCTTAGTAATAGGTGCGTTAAAGTCACCCATTAAACCGCCATTAATAAGCATCTTCTCTTGCTTTTGGCTAATACGCTCTAAGATGTCCGAAAACCTCTCGCTTTCTCCCTCATACTTGTAAATAGTCGACCTTGCTATATCTAAATAACAAGCAAGCCCTGCCACACTTGGCACTATGTCGTCATTGCTGCGAAAGTCGTAAATGTATTCCTCAGCCTTAACAATTAACTCGCTTGTTAGTTTGGTAGGTCTACCGCCTTTATCTACCTCTACGCTGTCGAGCGCTTCATTAGTCATAGCACCCTCCAGCGCCTTTGTTGCATAAAAAATGCCCGTCTAAATCAATAGCGGGCAAACTGGTTATCTACTAATCAATGATTGCTCTATCTGACTAACGATACGCTTAGCATCGCTGTTACCGTAATTCGCTCTATCTCTCAGCGTCTTTAGGTAATAATCTTTGAGTGCTTGCGGATTGCTCAGCTTGAAATAGCCGTCTAGTAATTGTTGATTGCTCATAGCATTCCATCGCTAAATTTCAGGCATAAAAAAAACCCGCTCAATGGCGGGTTGTATTCTCTATGCGTGTTGGCTTGCATTTAGGCGCTTGTATAGCCTGTGCTATTTTACATATAAACCTCATGATAGTAAGTTGATATTAATCAATTTATCTACATCTTAAAGTCTAAATATAGCTCTATATCAATGCGCTGTCAACACATAAAAAAAGCCCCATCGGTTAGATGAGGTGTTGTATTATTGGTCGCTTTACACTATTCTGTTCAGCGTACCCTAAATATACCTATTTTCTTGGGTAGTGTCAAATTATATCGTAATGCTCAGCTAACAACTGTTTGACCAGCGCATTGAATGAGCTGTCATCTTGCTTGATAGCATCAATCAACTCTGCATCATCTACTAGATCGAAACTAACTGTTGTACGTTTTAATCTGCGCTTGCGATAACGCTCGTCAGCGTCACGCTTTGCTTGTGATAACTTACTCACACTCACCTCCCTTAATATCTTTATTAACAATTAGATAGCTAGTGCCGTGCTCGTCTTCACACTCCACAGCGTCAAAACCTAGTTTACGAGCGATAACACCGCGTAGGCGTTGCATTTCCCAACCTAAATCGTCGCAATCAAACTCTGAACGTGGGTTTAGATTGTCAGCGTAATCTTCTAGTGATTCTTCAAAAGCGACTGCGCTTGCGATTTCAGCAGCTACATCAGCATCAATCATTAACTCACTAGCGATTATCACAACTGCTTCGTCACAATCTAAGTCGTCGTTAGTAGCGATACTATCAACTTCGTACGCAAATACTGAGCTGCCGTGACTTTCGCAAACGCTATAAGTAGAGTTAGCAAAAAGACCATCAAATACATTGTCTTGAGCGCCTAGTGCATTTTTACCAATCTTGATAGTAGGTGCTGTTTCTGCGTATGTGCCGTGGAATAGTGTAGTCATGATTTTTTACTCTTAATAAGTTTGCTTGGTATGTGTTCTATTATACATGACTTCATGTAATGTGCAAGCACTTTATCGAAATAATTTAAAATATATGCAAAAAAAATCCCGCAATATGCGGGAGTCTCTTACGCTAAATACTGCTCAATCATGCGCTCAGCCTGTTTTAGCATCAGTCCGACATGGCGATGATCTGACCGTTTTTTATCCTTATGCTCCCAGTCTAAATGCGCCAGTCGCGGGTACTCTACATCTGTCAGATAGTACTGCGCTATCTCTTTTGCTGTCCAGCATCGGTAGTATTTGCGTCTCACTATCTCTGCTAATACTGCATAATCCTGTCTAAGCATCTTGATAGCAGCATCAATCAACATCGCCTCGTCATCGCTAATATAGTGCGCTCTAGGCGCTCTGCGCGTCTCTGCTACGTTACCACGCATCATAAGCAAACATGGGCTAATATACCCCAGTCCGTTGCTATCTGACCGACTCCATGCACCCCATGCCGCCAGCTTGTCTTTAATATCCATCAATCCCTCACCCATGCCAAATCTTCCGGTATCAACAAAAACAAGCCTTGCGCGTAGCAAAACCTGTAAATGTCATCTAAATACTCACTCATCTGCTTATCGGTTGCTTTGGTTGTACTCACCAGACTGACTACCTCTTTTGCTATCATGTCGTAATGCTGTAAATCCAAATCTTGTAGCGCCTTTATCGAGTCGCACATTGCAGCAAACGACCGACTATCTCTGTAGTAAATCTTGAGTAAAAAACGCCACTTGAAATCGTAATGCACGCCTTCCTTAGCATCGCCCCATTCATCAGCCGCCTGTGTTATCCACAGCCAGTAGAGCCTGTTTTGCGCTAGTGACCGCTTACGGCTTTCAGGCTGTACGATGACTTCTAGCACTTCCTCGCTTGACTGTTGAGCCATGAATAGGGTTTTAATACAGTTATCTCTTACTTCATCACTCGTTAATCTAAAATATAAAGGGTTCATCTTTTTGGATGTCATCTAGCACTCCATCAATAAATTTAAGTTTCCGCTCGAACCAATCCAACTGCTCTTGTCTCGTCTGCTGCGATAGATTCTGATCCAAATCGGCATGGCATTTATGGCACAAAGGCAATGTGTAACGGTCATCCGCCTTGATACCGCGACCTTTGCCATGACACATGAAATTACTGTGCGCGGCTTGACTTGGTGCATCAGCGCCGCACTCACAGCAAATCATCTTACGAATGGCTTTTAGCCTGTCGTTATCGCGCTTACTCATTCTCCAACCTTGTGATTTCTGACTTAATTCGCATTTCAACCATCCCCCAAAAATCCTCAGCTAAAAAATTCATGGCCTGAGCAATGTTTCCGGTACGATGTTTTGCTACTAATCGCACACCGTCCATAGCTTCTTTATTTAAAACCTCGCTCATAATCCAAGCGCGCTCCGCATACCAAGCCGCCTTTTTTAAATCCTCAACCGCATCGCCTTTTTGTCCTGCGCGGTATAGATACTTAAAGCAGTTGCCACCGCAAAATTGCATATGTTTTGTCACCTCAATACATTCAATTCCGCTTGCATCTTTGTAATGCGGCGGATTGTTTACCATGTCTAAACGAGGTTTGAATTTACGCAAAAAATCTTTCTT